AAAGTAGAGCTATAGGTTATCTTAACCAGATACCTATAGTTCTATTTGGTCGGTCAGGTCGAACCTGGATTTTGTATATTGTGGACTTTGCACGTTTTGCACGAAAGGTGAAACGACAACAAGGCTATAAAGGCCTTGCTATCGTTCTCAAGGTAGCGAATGTCGCTTTGATGCGGTTCGGTGGGGGTCAACCCCTCCCGAACTCATTCGCCCTTGGGCCCGTTAGAGTGTCGTTCAGTGGTCGAGGCTTACCTACGTTCCTGCCTAGGCAGGCTCGTAAAGAGCTTCGGCGTGGTAATTCGAGGGTACTTCGGTTTTACCTTACTTTAACCGCCCTTTATAGGGTGATAGAGTATAGAGGAAACTTGAAGTTATCCACGATTACCGACCCAGGTAGAGAGTTTGATATAATTCCTTATATCAGTTTTCTCCCCATCTTCTTCGGATATTTGAAGAAGTCGATGGAGGGTTTAGAGTGTGGAAAGGTTAAACCTTTCTTTATTTCTAAATCAGGGCCTGGCACTGAGTACCGTCCCGTCGTCAATAAGACCCGCACCATTGAGTTACATTTATATAACTCAACTGCGGTTCTTACTATGCAAGCAATGGCCTTACGGTCGGATAGGTTTAAGGGCCTATTCTCCGTGATGTCTAAGTTTGCTTCCCTCTTCGAGGGAGGAGACTCTTTGATGAGTTTCCTGACTCGGATTGGGGACGAGGGACTTAAAATCCCATTCCTACATCGTTTGGTTCCTACCTACTTAGGTAAGTTAGGGCTGAAGGATGAACCGGGTAAAGTGAGGGTATTCGCTATGGTTGATTGGTGGACTCAAGTTCTCTTGAAGCCACTACATCTTTTCATTTTTTCTCTTCTGAGAAAGATTCGACAAGATGCTACGTTCGACCAAGGGAGAGGAGTTCGGTATGCAAACAGATTATCTCAATCAGGATTAAAATCCTATTGTTATGATCTAACTGCCGCTACCGACCGCCTTCCTGTTTTATTACAGGCTATGTTGGTTAACAACTTAGTCCCAGGAGCAGGTCAGCTTTGGGCCCAGATCTTGACAGATCGGGCTTATGCTGTTCCTGTAGCCGCCCGTAGGCGTGGTTTCCACATTGCCGAGGCTGTTCATTACAGCGTCGGTCAACCTATGGGTGCATTGTCCTCTTGGGCAATGCTAGCGCTTACTCATCACTTTATCGTGCAATTTGCTGCCTTTAAAGCAGGACACAGGGCGTGGTTCCGATTATATGTGGTATTGGGAGACGATATCGTCATCTTTGATGGCGATGTTGCCAAACAGTACTGCCTTATAATGGCAGACCTCGGTGTTGGTATCGGTTTCGCAAAGTCTTTGGTCTCGAAAGATTCCTTTGAATTTGCAAAGCGGTATTACCGCCGAGGGGAGGATCTGTCTCCTTTATCCTTCAGAGAGCTCGATGTAGCTTCAGTTTCCCTATATGGGCTTCTGTCGCTACTCGACCGCTTTGGAGGTTTAGAGGTGGGAATAGCTCGTGTGTATCGGCTCCGGGGGTTCGGTTATAAGTCTCTGTCTAGAATAAAATCTAGATTAGAGTCTATGTCCGAACGGATGAAAACACTTACTGTGTTTCTATCTTACCCGGGAGTCTCTAGTATATCCTTCAAAAAGTTCAGTTCTTGGGTGCTGATGACCTCTCAAGGTCATTCCGCAGCCAAAGTCTCTCTTCAATCACTTCGAGATTTAGTTCTCGAGGTAGTGAAGATGTTAGACCCGACAAAAGATCGGGACTGGCAGACCTTCAGACCCAAACATGGGCCTTTCGGTCATGATACAACTGGACTTTATGAAGTCAAACACTGGAGAATTGATACAGTACAAGCAGATATTCAAAGCTTGCTGTGGCCAGCTCAATCTGAGATAAATGAGACTCTTCATGAGTCTGATTTATCGTGGGACGAACTCCCATGGGCCTCCGTCTCCGGGGACCCTACGATTGAGTCTTTAGACTTGTTCATAGAACAAGTCTTTAGATATGAGCAAGAAGCTTCTATGATACAGGCGGATTACCCTATGGCAATCCGTCGTGAGGATTCACCTCCTCTTAAGTTACCTACGAAGATTCTTCGCTATTGGCTTAAATTCTCTAAGGCCCGGAAGTAGTTCCGGGACTAGGTGCTTTATGTGTCCGTACCAAACTTGGCTATATATGATTTCGGCTTTAGTGAAATCTGAGTCTTTATTAAACCAGTACTATTTAGGTGTAATAACCTATCAGTCAGCCTTCCTTAAGGCGGTTAGACTCTTACCAACCTGAAGAGGTGGAAAGGTTTCACGCGACTTTATATATGGTTCAAGGAGTGACCTGAGGCTGGCGAGGCCACAGGGGTAAAAGGGATCTACCCTTCACTCGGTTGACAATATATTTTTATGAAAGGGGCTATCCAAGGAAGCCAAAACTTGGATAGTTGACTTGACTGGCGATACACCATACTCTTCAAGATTAGTCTATTTCGAAAGGGAACGAATTCCCTAGTTCTAACCGGAGCTAGTGAGATCAATCCCTTGAGTTTGAATACTTCTCTTCGAAGTTCAAAGGTGGGGAAGTGAAAACCCACTTTCTCTGATCTAGTCGGTACCCAGAGGCGTCATGCCTTTTATTAGAGTGAATTAACACTCCTTCCCCGGATGAGGTTTGGTACCCTTATCCCACGGTTGTTGGGACTCCGCTAGAGCGGAAACTATTGCAAGAGTACGTTTCCTACATTTTAATTATGATCTAGACCGATTGTCTGTCGGCTCTTATGGTAGCGCTTAGCGTTATCACATCAGTGGGTACTAATTAAGTATAGTATCCTGAATGATAGGCCAGTGAGCGTTCGAAGCGTGACTGAAACAAGTCGGGTGTAAGATCGTAGTGAATGTAGGACGCTAGGCGAATTCATAAGCCTAGCGACCCCCGAGGCCACCATGAAAGTGGAGGGTACAGGGGAGTCCTGCTTAAAACAGAGACCCCCATCTTTGGATTAGTTAGAAATTGACTAATTGAAGAAGCACGTATGGTAATAAGACTTTAGACGCTCA